AAACGAGCTACAGCAGCTGAATTAAGAGGAACCTGTAAAAATTCTTGAATAGAAATAGAATCTGTATCTACATTTTCTATATCGACACCGATCTCTTTTAATTTCTCTCTTTCCTCTTTTAATTTATTTAATTTTTGTATATCTCTAAAAGTTTTATCTGTTACTTGAAAAATACCACCATGTCCTACTGTTCCATTATCTATTTCACGCTTTACATAAGTTTCAGAATCAGTTCCGTTTTTACTTTCCCTTTGAGCCGTATATTTTAATATTTCTTTATTACCGGGTATTACATCTGTTACTTTTTCAATAGCTGTTTCTACAACATTCTTTGCATTCTTTTTATTCATAAAGGGTACATCTATACGTGTGGTATCCGTAAATGAAGCTTCAATATCCTTATCTCGTGGTTTAACGTTTTCAAGTCCCTTTTTCATACTGCCTCTACCTCTTTCTCTTTTTCGCTTTGTTTCAGCTGGAAATATCTTTTCTGTCTCTCTAGTTCTAATATCTTCAACTGTTTCTGTAGGAGAAACTAAAGCTTCTGATTCTTCCGTAATACTATCCATAAAACCAGTAGTATCCATAGGTATACCAGTTCCTTCGTCATAACTATCCGTCAATTCTTTATCAACACCAAGTTCAGCAACAGTATCAGATTCTATTATAAACTCCTCATCTTTTGGACGAGGATCAATATGACTGACATCTAATCTTCCAGTAGGTCGCTCTCCCATAACAGCATCTATATCAGGAACAATTCCTCCCTCCTGCATACCTATAATTTCTTCTTCTTCTAAGCCACCACCCATATTTTCAGATGAAACAATTTCTTCTGTACGCTCTTTGGTTTTTACATTTTCTTTTAATTCCAGTTCAGCAACTTTCATCATATTTTTTGTAGCTTCAATACTTAGTTTATTCTCTTCTTTTGTTTCATCGGCATCATTTTTACTGGCTATAGTAGCTGCATCTTTCAAAGCTTTCAGTCGTCTATCTACATTCCGCTCTTCAGTTTTCGTTGTTTCTGTAATTGTCTTTTGATCTATATCTTTTTCTTCCAGATCTAGTTTACGATTTTCAAGAGCTATTTCAGCTGCATCTTTAACAGCTTGCATACGCAATTCGTCTTTTGAAATTTTTATTCTTTCCCCTTCCAGCATGAGACTTTGCTGTTCTACACTTTCCGCACCGCCTCTCATTGCTGCCTGTTGTTTATTAAATTGTAAGATTTCTTGAGCCGCTTCAGTAGTCAACTGGTTTACAATAGCCGGATCAGTCATAGCCTGTTGTTGCGGATCGCCCTGCATCATCTGCTGTGGATTATCAGCACCCTGCATCATCTGCTGTCCACCGATACGAACCAGACCTGCTATCTGTTCTTCATACTGCATAATCATATGTTCACGTATGTTAGCTTCCAGAACAGGAACAACGTTCTTCATCGGTTCACTTTGTCCTAACATTGGATCTTGAATAAAAGCTTCTTTAATAGCGATATGCGCTTTATGATCCTGTGCGGGAAAAGCCTTTATCGGTTTATTATCTATAACCGTTTTAATATCGGTTATCGGATCTTGTGGTTGCGGTTCTTGTTCAGGAACAATAAACCGCTGCGGATTCTGAATGTTAGCGGCGTGAAGAACAGCCATATGGACTTGTCGAATATCGTACATACCTGGTGGAGCTTGCTGTGACAGTTGAAGTGTCATCTGTGCCATTGCCAGACGATGTGAAGAGGAAGGCGTATTCGGATCAGAGACAGGAATAACGTCAATCCTGCCGTCAAAGTCAGATTTCTTTATCGTTGAAGAAATACCAGGAAGTTCATACGGATATTCATCAGGAAGGAAATCCTTGTTAATTCGAGACAGAATGCGAAGTTCTTCCTTTTGGCTGTGGTGAAGCCGTTTGTGGATTGCGCTAAAGAATTTAGCCGATGCTTCCAGCAAAGCAAGAGTTGTTCCTACAGGACCATAGTTGGTAGAATCGTTAACTACCTGTTCTGTAGTATCCGCGAATTTATGTCCCATCTCTGTCATTGTTTCAAGCAATTTATATAGAGTCTGGGAAGGCTCACGATACGGTAAATGAACAATTGCCTTGTTCAAATCCATACCCGTAGCATCTATTTCACGGAATTCACCAGGGGCTATTGGGTCATTACCCCCAACTGTTCTTACTCCACGAGCTTTGAATCCACCCGGAAGGTTCGCAAACTGTCCCGAATCCACCAAGCTGCGAAGTGCAGCCGTGGCAGACATCGTTAGGTTTCCAAGGAGATGGATCAAACCAAGACCGTAGAAACCAAAACCGGGGACAAACTTGTAATGGGAGAAGTACATCAACTTACTGTAAGTCGGATCGCCTTCTGCCCAGTTACGTCGAATAGAAAGAACTTTTTGAGACTCTTCCTCAACTGTAACAATGTACGGACGAGCAACACCGTTATCTGATTCAAAAGGTTCTGGTAAATCTATATAACAATGCTGTTCAAGAAGAACATATTGAGGATCATGGTCGGAAGAGGGAGAAACACCCATAATTGTATTTATCTTATCTGAAATAGCTGTCGCTTCAGGAACGGAAGCATCTTCCAGTTGTATTTCTCTATACATTCCTGCTGCCATTTCACGCCGTAAATCGTTAGGTGAACGATAGATAATATGTGTATACCGATCTGCACTTCTTAAATCACTGGCATAATAAGAAGCGTAGAACTGGTCTACAGGAACGAATTCAGAACAGGGTCGTTCCTTGGCTGCGTCGTAATAAATCTTTTTAAAAGCACTACCGACAAGAGGAAGATGAAAAAGCATTCTTTCGAATTCGTCAAAGAATTCGGGCATCTGCTCCGTTAACTGGTAGTTCATGTAGTTTTGTACACGGTTGGCTTGCTGTTCCTTTTCAGGATTAACGTTGCCAACAATCTGTGTTTTAACTGGTCCCATAGCTGGAAAAAGTTCAATCGTTGCTTTAGACTGAAACTTAACTGCTGATTCAATAATAAGAGGAGAAACAGCCTGACACGCTCCTTCAAATGGTTCTGAAGCCTCTTCAAGTTTCAGACCGAGAAGATCAAAGCCACGCTCAAACGTCGATTCCCATTCCTCACGGGAGTCACGATCCGCTGTAAACTGTTCTATAACAATAGATCCGATTTCCACCAGATCTTCGTCGTCAATAAATTCTGCCAAGTTGACGTAATGATCCGACTGAGCCGCCATTAAACCTGCCGTCTCTTCAGACATGCTCATACCGATACCTTCTTCTTCTATATCGGCATCGTCTTCTATTTCAATTTCTATTTCTATATTATCTGAAATTGAAGATAAGGCTTCTCCGCTGGTACTGTTTTCCACACGGTTAATAGGCCCAACCATACTCTTTGCATCAGCACCAGTACTGTCCGATTCAACTTCTTCTGTTACATCAACAGCTTCCTCTAAAATTTCTGCCACGAATATCTACCGTTCCATTATTTCTTTTTTGTCGTCTTATTCTTCTTTTTCTTCGTCTTACGTAACCATTTTTTAATTATTATACCACCAACTACAATAACAATTACACCCATAATAGCTATACCCATATCAGGATGGGAAACTTTCAACGGACCAATAGAAATCATGGAAGGAGCCGTAGATGATTTCACTGGTTCTGTTTTGACAACTGTTTCTGTTTTTATAGAAGTACCGTCTCCCACTATTTTCTTGGGAGCTACGTTAGTTTGAATAACGGTTGTATTACCAGGATTATTCTTGATGTTAATTTCTTTTGTAGCCATTATCGTCTACCTAATACCTTGCTTTGCCCCATCCTTGAGGTCTTTCTTTACGTTTTTTAATATAGCCTCCCCTAGACATACCTGTTACACCTTGTATAACTTTTTTCTGTATAGTTGATGAAGGTTCTGTTGTCAATTTTTCTTGTAAAGATTTTCTACCTAATGGTCCTATTCCCGTACCTTTTTTAGTTTTTGGTATTTCAGCAACTTTAATTGAAGGTCTTTTAATAATTTTAGCCATCTTAGGTTTTTTTAAAGGTTTCCACTGTTCACCTTTTTTTATAGCGGCTCCTACACTCTTCCATATAGGTACAGTATATTTACTTACCTTTTTATAAGGTTTCCTTGGCTTCATCTTTATAAGTATCCTCAAATTTTAAGACAATATATTTACAAACAGCCTGAAAGTAATCACTACCGTTTTTATAGTCCTTTTGAACAGGACGAACAAGATCATGTTTAATCTTGGAAGAATCTACCATC